AATAATAACCCCTATTGAATTTTATGACAACATCTTCCAATGGTAAAAGGCTTTTGTCTACTTGGGAAAGGAATGCTCCTAATGTTTCGTATCCGCCTTTCACAAAGCATTTTTCTCCTTTGAACAGTATCTGCATTCTTACCCATGTACTATTGTCCTTCTTTGTAGATGGTCTTACATCAAAATCAAGAATGTCTATATGCTCATCGACAAGTTTGTCTATCTTTATATCCTTTCCGTCAAACTTTCTTGACACTCTTATATTTAAGTCACTAATCTTTGTCATGTGGCTATTATTATTAACTAAAACTTTATTAATTAAGTTTTTAGAATCACAGTGCATCAACATACCCATATAACTCGTAATTGATTTTGGGTTATTACGTTTTGACGCAAAGTTTTTCTTTATTCTCTTTCTTATTTTGGTATGACCGGGAGTAAAGACAAATCCACCGAAATCTATCCCTTCTGAAACGGGGAATATCCTGTAATTTTTCTTCATCTCCAACTTTTTTTCATACCACAGGTAATTTCTTATCCTCCACAGCCATTCATGCAACTGTTTCTTGTCGTGGGATAATATCACCATATCATCGGCAAATCTGAAATAATGCTTTACTTTGAACTGCTCCTTTATAACATGATCCAAAGACCTTAATACCAAATGGCTTCCTATCTGAGCGTCAGGATTGCCAATAGCCAGACCTTTGTTGCTGTAATTAAGCGTATTCATAAGCCATAACGCATCCCTGTCTTTCAAGTCTTTGCTATATGCCTTCTTGTAAACGCTGTGTCTTACGGACGGATAAAACTTCTTAATATCCATTTTCAAAACGTATATTTTTCCGTTTTTGTCCATTTCAAGCAATGTCCGTTTCATCTTTCTCACAAGGGAATGCTTTTTAACCTTACTTGTAATACCCCTTTTGGGCAGACAGTTATATGAATCAAGTGTAAGGCTTTTTGTCCATCTGTCCATCATGGGTACCAAAAGGCTGTGCTGGATAATCCTGTCCGGGTAAAACGGGAGTTTGTGTATCTCCCTTACCTTTCCTGCATCAGTCACTTTCTCTATCACCTCATACTTGCTTACATGGTATGATTTGTCTTTGAGCATCTGATAAACATTCTGATGATATTCATCCTTATGTTTCTCATAATCCCTCACACCCCTGTGATTCCTCTTTCCTTTCTTTGCCTTTTCAGCAGCAGAGATAATATTATCCATACTGCCTATCGTTTCAAAAATATTATTCAATCTTTTCATCTTACGTGCTTTTCTTTGTCCGTTGAGCCAAAGATAACTAACTTTCCATATACCTACAACTGTAAATGTACTAATAAGTTCCCATTCTCAAACAATGGGTTGTCTTGACATTTTCCATCTTCCTGACGAGGCTTCTGTATAGCAGTAATTTTTTTTAGCACGTTAGCTGCCACCGATGTTCGTGTTCGCATTCGAAGGGGCATTGTTCGCATTACCATTCCGCAGAGAACAATTGTCGTTGTCCGACTTACCACCAAAGTAAACACCACCATTCTACAGACCGCCTTTTTTCAACTAACCGCCTTTGACAGACTTATTTAACTTTGCTGACGCATTTGGTTAGATTTTTAATTATGCAAACTTAAACATTATTAATATATTTTGCAAGTTTTGGGAGGGGGATTTTTCACTTCGTGAAAAATTAGGGTTGGGTTATTGTACAACGAAAGCCGCCACCGAGGCCCGCGTCCGCACTCGAAGGGGCAGAGTACGCACCACCATCCCGCAGAGAACAAACGTCGTAGGCCGACCGGGCACCAAAGAAAACACCACGCCTTCCAATCTTACCCGAACCTGCATTTCCCGTAAACCAGTTGTAATGGCATTCCCCCGTGTGAAGATTGCTTCCCTTGACCTCTCCAATAAGAGAGTTCTTAAAGTTCTTCGTTATGCATCCTTCACCTCTAGCCATAGAACCGACAAATTCATATGTATTCTCAAAACCGTAAGATTCCCCAGGATTCTTTTCTGTGGCTACATTGTCCGTAGTCAGATTGTTCACGTCATAGGTCTGATAGATGTCTATGGATGTAGAATCGTGCATGACACAATCTATCCCACTGTACCACATCCATATATCTCCCCACCCGGCAATACGTCCGCGAATGATAGGCTGTGTGAAGCATATCTCTATTTCACGGTTTGTAACTGCCGCATTGTCAGGAATACTCCATCCGCTAGTTACAGTTGCATTGACAAACTTGGCTACGATACCCGACATCTCCCCGTCAGCCAATCCGTTATGACCTTGGAAGTTGTAGTATTTGTATTTTGTGCTTTCATATTCAAACTCGGTGTCGGGAGCGACATTGTGTCCCTTTGCGTATGACATGGCAAGCTGCGCTTCAAACATCTTCATGCAAGGACGGTAGTTGTTTATAAGCTGTGAAAAATTGTAAGCAGTTCCTGTTTCTGATGCTTTAAATCCTTGCCCGTTCATCTTGTAATACACATAAGTCTGACCGTCCGCCTTCTTGAATCTGACGCCTGTCATTTTCCCCCAGCTTGACGCATCGGGGGCTGAATCGTTGGATGATATTCCTTTTCCGCAAACAGACTGTGCGTGTAGGTCTTTTGTTCTAAACTTAATAAAGAGAAGCGTACACCACACTTCAAGGTCAAGGGCGAAGGCATTGGCATAAGGATAGTTCTTCGTAATGTCCGGGTTCTTTGCCCTGGCGTATTTCTCAAAATCAAAACGTGATACATTTGTCGTAGGCCATCCATTTCCTTCCATTATGTTTACGCCTAGATTTCCTACTGATGTTGCTCCTTTTACCGTGTTGTCAAAAATAGATCTCTGCTTCCCATCCTTTATCGTGGAGTAACCGATACTCATTCCGAACGGTTTTATCTCTATGGCCGTATCGCCACCGTATGTAAACGGAGCGTCACTGACTAGCCTTCTTTCGTATGTATCATCCGTTCCTCCGTTGATTATCCAGAAAGGCTTGGTGTTTACAAGCATAATATCGCTTCCGTCATCTGTTACATCAGTTCCGTCAATAACAATATTTGACGGGCTACCGTCAGCCATTTTGAAGAAATTGGTCTGGTCAAGGAATCCTACTACCTTACCGTCCTTTACCTTTGCCGCACGGAAAGAGTTGAGGATAGGATGTGATGTCTTGAACTCTTCCTTTCCTATCCATGTCTGAAATACAGGGTCTGTCTGCCCTCTTCTCATTTCCACTCCATATATATTCCCCTGCTGCATCTTTATCTGTTCGAGAAGCGTTTTGTAGTCATTGGTGAAATCATTTGTGGATAACTCCTTACCGTCCACCTTGTCTACCTTCTTGTCTAGGGCTGTTTTCTGTGCGGTGGATACAGGCTTTTCTGCATCGGACGTATTGTCCACATTAGACAGACCTATATTGTCTTTCGTTATATTGACATTCCCTGTCCTGTAAGACTGTTCGGCATTACCTTTCACGCCTATGACGGTATTCTTCTGTGCGCCTTTCTCTATCCCGTCAAGTTTGGTTTTTAACTGGGTAGTAAAGTTGTTGTCGGTATGAACATAGTTTTCGTCCATTACCATGCCTTGTCTTATCTTGGACACCGTGACGGATTTGTTCTCTTTAGGGCTTCCCGTCACACATGGTATCATCTCTTCTCCCGTAGCGGTCTCAACGGGAGGCATCTGTGAAATTTTAAGATTATCTTCCATTATATTATTCCGTTAATATTAAACCATCGTTTTCAAGCAATATGCTGTATCCATTTTCAGTGATTACGGTATTCCGAAGAACCTCTAGCGTTATCCTTGAATCAGCAAGCTTCCATGAATTGTCAGAAAACGGCATATACCCGTCTTTCTTTACAGACAGCGACATCGTGCCATTTGCCATACCCCGTACTTTTACTGTACCGTCAGACAACGTTTTGTACTGTACGCCTCCCACCGTGACCGTTGCGTCCTGTATGGGTGAGCCTGATACGTCCACCACCGTTATCGTTACGATAGCCTTCGGTATATAGTAGTCAATCAAATCCTGCTCGGTGAATCCGTCATTCTGTTTGGTGGGAACGGAATCGAAACCGATGGAGTTGTAGAAAGCTGAACTAATCCATCCGCTATTATGGTCAGTATTGCTAAAGAATACAGGAGTTTTAGTTTTATCACCTGTCACATCATTGTTTACTATGGTGATTATTTGCTTTTTGTTTAACAAAGCGGAAACTATTGTAGATTCATTCAGTGTTCCATCAATATAGGTCTTGCCGTTTGAGTTCCTACTATTATAAGCAATACTACCTTTGTCATTGAATACGGCAAACAGCCAAGGTTCAGTAGTATTCAGTCTTTGGTCATAGATAAACTTTCCATCAACAAACGGATTAATAGTAGTAAACAACACCTTAACGCCATGCTGTAAGTTCTGTATTTGCCCATAATCATCTACCCCATCAGTTACTAGGGCGTTGGGATATCTAGGTATAAACTCTATTGTTACATCCATATCTCCTGTACTTCCTGTAACTCCTATGGCGTTATACAATGAAGTGGTTCCTTCGGGATAGGTTAATGTCACCTCATGCTCCCCGTTGTCAAAAGTATAAAATCCGCCATTTCTGTTTACCAAACTAACTTGTCTGCCATCAGAAAGACCTGTAACCTTAAACTTATGCGTTGGGTTAGAGTTTGCCGGAACTATGTTTACCATGTTATCTGTGGTGGATAGTTTTTTAGTAATATGAATAATTCTGTTATCTGTAACAGTAACATTTGCTCTATCGGGTAGAATATTAGTGCTAGCAATATCATACCCACCCACACCGCTCATTGCCGCGAACATGAAATTGTTAAGTTTCAGAGGTCTGTTGTTTCCGCTATGGTCTTGCAGGTATGGATTGGCTTTTAGTATCTCGTTTGTGGGAACGGATTGTCCTGACGGTAGCTGGGTGA